CCAGCCAGCGCGGCAATGCGTGGTGTCGCACGTGTGCCAGTCACCCATGCGCAGCTCACCACCCGCCAGGATGGCCGCCAGGATGGCTGACTCCAGCTGCGGAATCGCGGGCGCGTCGGGTAGGCCCATGGCATCGCGTAGGTCGGCCCCGCGTAGCTTGGCCCCGATCAGGTTGGCCCTACGCAGGTCGGCCTCGCGCAGGTCGGCCTCGCGCAGGCTGGCCCAGGTCAGGATGGCCTCGTTCAGGTCGGCCCCGTTCAGGTTGGCCTCGTTCAGGTTGGCCTCGTACATGTCCGCCCCGCGCAGGGCGGCCCCGATCAGGTTGGCCTCGTTCAGGTCGGCGCGGTACAGCGAGACGCCTGACCGCGCGCAGTGCTCGACTGCGCCGCATAGGTCGGCGTGCTCTCCGGTGTAGATGACCGCGCGGGTATCCCAGCGGCGTATGGTTTGGTTGCTCATGACTGCGTCGGTCACAGCTCACCCCCAATCCGCACTACCTCCGCTAGCCACGCCAGCGACTCCAGCGACAGCGCTTCCGACGCCCCGTCGTCGAGTAGCGCTTGCAGCCCGGCGAGCTCGTCTGCCCCCACATCGCTCCCCAGTAGTTCGATTACGTCCATTCTGTCCTCATTGTCCTCACAGCCAACATCAGTGTAGGTGTGCATTTTCACTCTCCTTTCATGCGCCAAGTCGCATGCCCAGGAGCGCCGGCGGGCCGGTGCTCTAGGGGCTGAGATCAGGCTTCAGTCGGCCAGGCCCATGGCCTCGTACATGTCCGCCCCGCGCAGGCTGGCTCCGTCCAGGATGGCCTCGCTCAGGTCGGCCTGGCGCAGGTCGGCTCCGTCCAGGTCGGCCTCGAACAGGTCGGCCTCGCGTAGGTCGGCCTCGCGTAGGTCGGCCCCGTACATGTCCGCCCCGCGCAGGCTGGCTCCGTCCAGGCTGGCCTCGCGCAGGTCGGCTCCGCGTAGGTCGGCTCCGTCCAGGTCGGCTACGCGTAGGTCGGCCCTGCGTAGCGAGACGCCTGACCGCGCGCAGTGCTCCACGGCCTCGCATAGCGTAGCGTGCTCTCCGGTGTAGATGATGGCGCCGTTGTCCCAGCGGCGTATGGTTTGGTTGCTCATGCCGACATCCCCTCCACGCTCACGGCGTCCCAAAACTCACTTGACACTTTGGTTAACAATCGACGGTCGTGGTTAACAATCACAGCGTGCCCCTCGCTCCCAGGGCCTCGAGCTTGGCGATGACCGACTCGGCCGTCTCGTTGTCCTGGTCGGCGTTGGGATGGTCCGATGGGACAGTGACCGTGTACGCGATCCGCTCGCGAGCTACTTCCATTTCGCGCATCGTCAACTGGATTGTGTACAGGCCGTACTGCGGCTCGCCGTAGCGCTCCCGGACGCTTGTCACGGCCTCTCGTGCCCGTTCCGCGCACATGATTTCAGCCTCGCCCAGACCGTCGTCGTCCGACGCGAACCGGCGAAGCATCTCCTCGACGACCAGCGCCAGCTCGCACATGAGTCCCTCGACCAGGAACACGCGCATGCGGAGCTGCGCGCCGGTCATGTCGGCGACGCCGAGGGCATCCGCGTCGCGCTTCGATAGCGTGCTCACAGCGCCTCCCATGTCCGCGCACGCGCCCAGGCAGGCACGCTGGGGTCGCTGCGGCGCACGAGCCGCACGGGTGCCCACTGGTCGCCGGCGTGCGGCCACCCGCGCGCAGCGATGACCAGCCAATCGCCGCAGTCGGCGACGCCATACGACTCGCATAGTTCCGGAGACGCGGATGCGCTCCGGGCTCGGTAGCCCGCGAGCTGCAACGCCTCCTGGGGTGTCTCCGGGGGGGCGCCGCGGAGTAGCGCCCCCATGCGGTAGCCTGGCCCCCGTGGGTGAACCCACGCGGTAACCCCCATCGTGAATTCCCGCCAGGGATCGATCATGATGACTGCACCTCCCCCTCTGCCCGCGCCCGCATGTCTTCGAGCGCGGCACCATCGGGCGCGTAGAAATCTGGCACGTATCCACATGACGCGTGATAGATGAGCGCGCCAGCGACGGCGGGGCCGTGCTCGCGCTCCAGTTTCGCCCCGGCTTCGCCCGCGAGCGTGATAGCCCAGCCAGCGCGGCAATGCGTGGTGTCGCACGTGTGCCAGTCACCCATGCGCAGCTCACCACCCGCCAGGATGGCCGCCAGGATGGCTGACTCCAGCTGCGGAATCGCGGGCGCGTCGGATAGACCCATGGCATCGCGTAGGTCGGCCTCGCTCAGGTCGGCTCCGTCCAGGTCGGCTCCGTCCAGGTCGGCTCCGTCCAGGTCGGCCTCGCTCAGGTCGACCTTGCGCAGGATGGCATCGCTCAGGTCGGCCTGGCGCAGGTCGGCTCCGCCCAGGTCGGCCCCGATCAGGATGGCTCCGCGCAGGTCGGCTCCGCGCAGGTCGGCCTCGCGTAGGTCGGCCCCGATCAGGCTGGCCTCGTACATTCCGGCCCTGCGCAGGTAGGCGCGGTACAGCGAGACGCCTGACCGCGCGCAGTGCTCCACGGCCTCGAGCAGGTCGGCGTGCTCGCCGGTGTAGATGATGTCGCCGTTGTCCCAGCGGCGTATGATTTGGCAGGTGCTCATGACTGCACCCGGCTGCCGTGCTGGCTCCCGGGCAGATGCCGTCGCACGGCCGCGATGGCCGCATCGCGATACTCTGCGTCCATCCGGCGCCACGCCTGCGCCGTCTCCGGCCATCCGCCGTCGGGGGTGGCGAGGTAGGTGAGCGCATCACCGATCACGCTCGCTGCGGCCTTCGGGCTCATCCTGTGCACGCGCATGAGGTCCGCGACCGCGGCGCGGTGGCCGGCGGGCACGGTGCGCCAAGCGCGAGTTTCCAGGCGTCCAGGGAACTTGTTGATCGTGTCCATGATTGTCCTCCAACGGGCTGGCGTTCCATTCGTCCTGCCCATGTCTATAATATGTGTCATGGCGTGACACGAATCAAGTGAGCCAGCACACAAACCTGTCGATTATTGGGACGGCCCGCTAATTAGGTGTGACATGTAGGTGTGGGCAGTGGAGAGCGCCAGGGACCGTCACCCGAATGGGCGGAGACCCGCAGGGGCTCAGGGAGCGGAGCGAGTAGGGCCCGGCCCGGAGCGCAGCGGAGGGAGGCGCCCAGAGGGAGGAGGAGAGCCTCACCTCCAGCCCCCACAACCGGTACAGCCGGTACGCGGCGCTGCTCGCGGCGCTGGCTCGCCCTGAGACGCTGAACGGGGCTACGGCGCGCAGTGGCGCTGTAACAGCACACCGATAACAGTTTCACATGAAACCATTTCCCTCGAGGTGACGGCACGGCTCGGGTTGATGGGGCCACGCCAACCCCTCCCCCGGCCCCGAGCTGGGGGGACCAACCCCCCATCTGCCCTCACTCCCACGGTTTTGTACAACGAATCCCCGGGCTGGTAAAACCCGCGGGTTTACACAAAAGCCAGAAACCCAGCAAGTACGCCTACTTATCCAGCACCCCCTATTTGTTCAGTGCTACCCACATGCACGCACATGCCGGTCCTCCCGAGCTCGCCTACCCATCTTACCTGCGCGGATGTTCAGTGCTGTGCTTCTGTTCACCCCTGGGTGTCTGTTCAGGTTGATGGGGTGGGGTACCCCCCGGGGGAGGGGGGAGGGGGGTGAGGGGGGCGGCCACCCAACCGCGCATTGTCCCGTGTCCCATCCTGTGTTACGTTGTGACTCGATGAACCGCTTACACGCCATGACCACCCTCCCCGCCAACACCACCACCCTCGTGCTGTGCCCGGATCCCAAGTGCCAGTCCGCTACCCGCACGAGTGTCGGCGCCGCAAAGATCGTGTGCCGTAGCTGCGGCGTGTCGTACGCGGTCGAACGTGCGGTACGGGGTGGATTGGTGGCGGTGCAGGGGAAGGGAGCGGGGCGTGGCTAGTCAATTCTTCGTCATGTCGGGTCGTGCCGAGCCAATCTTTCTGGTTGACGAGACCGGAGAGTCGGCCCGCTTCGATACCCTTGAGGCTGCACAAGAGAGCGCGCGGGATACCGTGATGTGCCAAGCGTTTGGATGCGTGATCATCGAGTGGGATGAGCACGGTTATGTGGAGACGCACGATGCCTGAGGCGCAGAGCACCTTATTCGGTCTTCCCACGCCGACCTCCGGCGCAGTGCTGTCGGAGTGTGGGGGCTACCGCTACAACCTCTGGCGCACATGGGGCGAGCTCGCCAAGGGACTGGAGTACGCGTCATGAGACGCATGTCCTTCGCCTTGACTGAGCCCCAGTACCTCGACGGCTCCAAGACGGTGACGAGGCGCACCGGCTGGAAGACGCTCAAGCCCGGCGAGCGCGTCATGGGCATTCGCAAAGGCATGGGACTGAAGAAGGGCGAGCAGCAAGTGGAGCTTGGGCCCTTCGACGCACTCAACGTCAGGCTCGAACGTCTCGACGCGATCACGGCCGACGACGTTACCCGCGAGGGCTTCCCGGGGAAGTCGCCCGCGTGGTTCGTCGAGTTCTTCTGCCGCACGCATTCGTGCCGACCCAACACGGTGGTGACGCGGATCGAGTTCAAGCGGGTGCGCCCTAACGAGCGCTTCGCCGAGATCAAGGCCGGTGCCGCAGAAGCGCAGCGGACTGGAATCAACGTCTACAGCCACGCTGACGTGCAGTGGTTGATCGATCGATGCGAGTCACTGGAGGCGGGGGCGCGGCAAACGGCATTGTTTCGTCAGCTGCCGTTGCCCCAGCACCTCGAAGACATGTTGGGCCGCCTGTGGACCTGGACAACCACCTACGGTGAGGCGCTGTGCCCGCGTCTGCGGGCTGACTCGTTCGGAGAAGGGATGAGAGAGGCCAAGGAACAGGTATCGCGCATGCTGGTGCCATATATGCAGCACCCAGAATGTTCAATCTGCCGTCGCCGGCACGGTAGCGAGGTGCAGCATGCCTGCGAGTGAGCGGATCGGGAAATTCCTCAGTGTCGACGCGATGTAGTGCGCGCGTTGGGAGCGGTATTCGTAATGGCAGACAAGACGGGAATTCAATGGACTGACGTCACGTGGGTTTGGGAGCAGCACAAGCCCCGGGTGTGGCGCATGCGCGGGGTCAAGTGCCGCGTCACCGTGGCGCCCTCGCTCCAACGCCGCGAGTGGGTGTGGACAATCGATCGCGTCAATGGGTTGGGACACACGTCGGAGCGCGCCCACGGCCGGTTCGATCGGCTGTCCGATGCCAAGGAGCTGCTGCCCGAGGTGCTCCGCATCTACGACCGCGTCGAGGTGGCGCGGCATCTTCGCAAGACCATCGGAGGGAAGTGATGCCAGGGAAGTTCGAGATCCAAGGACAGACGTGGGACCCGAGCACGCAGGTCATGCGCGTCAGCGTCGCGGGCGACATCACGATCACGTCGCAGTTCGCGATGGAGAACCGGGTGTCCGACGAGATCGCGCGACAGCTCGACGAGCTGGTCGGGGTGGTGGTGAAGGCCGCGGTCACCGAGGACGTGAATTGAGCAGGCCAGACCCAGATGGCACCGAACGCCGCGTGCGGTCGCGCCCGAAGGCGAGCCTGCACGGCAGCCGTAGCCGTGACCCCGATGGGGTTGAGCGTGTCATGCACCAGCGTGGCGGAAACGTCCGCAACGGGATGCCAGCACGTCGCCCGCGAGATGGCCGGAAACCAAGCCCACCCGTCATCTGTGCGCTCTACGAGGACCTCAACGACCCCGAGGACCTGCCTGAAGCCGTCTTTGGCCAGTACCCAACGGCCCTGATCGGCAAGGTCTTGCCGTGGCTGCGATGCAAGCGATCTGACGTCTTGCATGTGTGCTCCGGGTCTCTGCTTCCGGGCGAGGGGCTGCGCGTCGACGCTCGCATCGAGGCGAAGCCCGACGTCATCGCCGACGGTCGGGAGTTGCCATTCCCCGACGCATCGATGGCGGCTGTCATGCTCGACCCGCCCTACACGCCGCAGTACGCCCAGGACATCTACGGTGTCGAATACCCGCGTCCCAGCCACCTATTGCGGGAGGCGGCGCGCGTGGTTCGGCCCTGCGGGCGGATCGCCATCGTGCACTACCTGGTGCCGATGCCCCCGCCGGCGTGCCACCTGGTACGCGTGCTCGGCCTGTCTACGGGCTTTGGATTTCCGATCCGCGCAGTCACAGTTTTCGAGCGCGTGCAGGACGAGCTGTTCGAGGCCCGCCCATGACGCAAGCCTCCCGCGTCCCACCGAACGACCTGCGGGCCGAGCGCGAGGTGTTGGGCTCGTGCCTGCTCGACAACGCCATCCTGGACGAGCTGGACAGCATCGTGAGCGCCGAGGATTTCTACTCCGACGCAAACATCGTCAGCAACATCTGAACGACAAAGCCCCCCAACGTAGCGTGACGATGGAGGGCTCCGCCGGGCCTTGCCCTGGCCAGTGTGAATCAACAGGCAGCCCAGAGCCTGACCTCTTTGGCACACATCGTCAAGGCCCACCCCAAGCCAGCCTCCCCTATCCGTCCAGCGCCCCGCCTCCGTCCAAGCCCATCCCCCAGTCCCCCCTCCCGGAGCCCAGAGCCGAGCGAACCCCCCCTACCCCCCCTAGCCAAAAACGTGCCAAGGGGTGCCGCAAACTTCGCGGCCGGTAGAGGATAGGTGCTCCGCCCAGGGTCCGGTTACCCGTCTGCCCGGTCGCGTCGCTTCGCCCCGGACTCGCGCCCCATGCCTCGGATAGATGCATGCCTGTGTTGCTTCACGCCGACCAACCTGCATCACCCCGCCCCCGCCTGTCAAGAACCTCGATGCGTGTTATGCTGCGACGCATGCGACGCCGGTTCGATTCTGCAGGGCTCGTCTTGTGAGACGCCGCAAAGGCCTCCCTGGCCAACGGGCCCTGCCAGCCACCAAGACCGCCCACCAACCGCTCGAGCGGGAGCCGGCTCCAGGGCCCGCCCGCGAGCGCGACACCACCGTCTGCCCCGGCTGCTGGGAGCGCCCACGTCTCCCCGGCCTCCGCCTGTGCAAATCCTGCGCTGCCCAAATCGTCGGAGAGGTCCTCCCGCCCGCTGGCGAAGAACTCCCGCCTCCGCCCATAGGGGGGTACAGGCTGCTCCCAGACGGAAAGGGCGGGCTGAGGGGCGCGCAGTGCACAGGGTTCAAATTCAAAGGGGCCCGCCGGGTCCGGACGTGGAAATGGGTTTGACACCCGCGTGAGTCATGGTACAACACGTTTACGGCTCTCTGGCGCGCGCCGCTTACCCCCCCCTTGTCGGTCGCGCGCCAGGGGGCCGGTAGTATTTCTGGGACGGACCGGTAATGAAGAAGAAGATGACGATGACGCGGGAGCAGATCGACGCCGAGGTGGCGAGGGAGAGGGCGCTGGTGGGTCACATGGCCGACCGAGTTCGCTCCCTCAAGCCTGACCGGCCGGGGGAGACCGATTGGAGTGCAGCTCCGAGGCGCGAGCCCATCGTGATGATGCACGTGCGGGTGTGGAAGTACGTGTGCCTGGTGCTGCGGGAGGGCGAGGACGGGCTGGCCCAGCGCATCGCGCGGGAGATCGAGTTCCAGTGCGGGGCTCGACGATGAACGACGACTGGGGCGACGACGAGACGGAGTTCAACCCTGGCTGGGTTGAGGTTGCGTTCGTGAGGGCGTGGGGGAGCCAAAAATGACCTTCGGAGAAGCGCTGCGCATGTGTCGAGGCGACGCCAGCACCCGCGCCTTCGTTGCGGAGCTGGAGATGCTCTCCTGCTCCCACATCAGCAAGCTCGAGCGAGACGTCGTCATGCCTACCAAGGAGACCTTCGATGCGTTGCGAGAGTTGTTCCCCGGTAAACTCACATGCCCGATGTGCGGGGTGGATGGTACGCGACAAGGAAACGGGCCTGTTCACGCGCTGGACAGGCGATAGTGACGAGGCTGTCTTGCGCTACAAGTACGCATCGCCGGAGCACTACCTGTTGGGGGACTGGTGACTGACCAACTCGCACGCGAAACTGTCAACTGGTTGGAGCTGGACAAGCGGTCCGATCGCATCAAGCGTACCGAGCAAGGGCAGCGACTCATCGAGCTTGCTGCGGGCTTACTTTGCGCAGTCGCCTCCGCCGCCGTCAGCGCGCGGCAGCAGGGGCGGCGCGTGCTGGCGATGGAGCTGCGGCATGCACTCATGCGCATGGAGGCGGCTGTCTTGGATGACGTAGACCGGATGATTCAGGAGCGCGGCAACGTGGTGGACATGAAGGCGTACAGGGGCAGCAAGTGAGCGAGACGAGGCTCAGCAAGGCAATCGAGGCCGCTATCATTGCGTCGACCGGTGGTCGCTGCATCGTGCTGCGCTTGAACGCCGGAGGCTTCCGCAGCCGCATGAAGGGCCTCCCGCCCGGCACGCCTGACAGGGCCGTTGTGCTCCCCCGTGGGCGCGTGTTGTGGGTGGAAGTCAAGGCGCCTGGGAAGATCCCAAGCGGTAACCGCAAACTGACGCCCACCGAAGAGGCGCAGACGAAGTGGCGCGATAAGGCTCTCGATCTTGGACACGCGGTGGTCACGGTCGACAGCGTGAAGGCGGCAGTGGCCGCCGTGCGGAAGGCGATGGCATGAGGCGACTTGACCGCGTCTGGCGGCGCGTCACTGCCCGCGTCGGGGCCCGCGTCGGGGCCCGCGTCACTGCCCGCGTCGGGGCCCGCGTCTGGGCCCGCGTCTGGGCCCGCGTCAGTGCCCGCATCAGGGACCGCGTCAGGAGGCTGCCATGATGAAGAGACTTGACCGCGTCTGGTACCGCGTCTGGTACCGCGTCTGGGACCGCGTCAGTGACCGCGTCACTGCCCGCGTCAGTGACCGCGTCGGGTACCGCATCAGGGACCGCGTCTGGGCCCGCGTCTGGGCCCGCGTCAGTGCCCGCATCAGGGACCGCGTCAGGAGGCTGCCATGATGAAGAGACTTGACCGCGTCAATGACCGCGTCAGTGCCCGCATCAGTGCCCGCGTCTGGGCCCGCATCAGGTACCACGTCTGGCGGCGCGTCACTGCCCGCGTCAATGACCGCGTCAGTGACCGCGTCAGTGACCGCGTCTGGTGGCGCGTCAGTGCCCGCATCAGGGACCGCGTCTGGTACCACGTCAGGGGACCGCTATGAACCGCCATGCCATGCACGTCATCCTCGCGTGCCTGACCTGCCTGCTGTGGCTGTTGGCGCGAGGCGCATGTGCGCAGGATCCTGGCTTGGCGCCCGAGTTGGCCCAGGTATGCGTGTCGGAGGCAGGCACGTTCTCCGCGCAATGGGAGTGCGCCGCCATCGCGGAGACACTACGCAACCGTGCAGAGCGTCGCGGCCAGACGCTGCGCCAAGTGATGCGGGCTCACAGCGACCGCGTGTTCGATCGCACTCGCACCGACCGGCGGGCGTGGCTAGCGTGGCTGCGGGAGGATGGGCGCAAACCACGCCACTGGTATGCTCACCTGCCTTGGCACGGGCGGAACCGGAGGGGGTGGCTTCGTCTCGTCAGGCACGTCCGGTACGTGCTCGAGCATGACGTAAGGGTGTGCGACGGCAAGCCCATCACGTGGGGCAACGCCAAGGACCGCAAGCGCTACATCATGCAGAACCCGCGCGCCGTCGAAGTGGACTGCGGCGAAACCAAGAACCATTTCATGCGGCCGCGGCCGGAGGGAGAGATGTGATGCCGACGAGACGATTGACGGATACGCCAAACGGGTGGGTGCGTCCTCCAGAAATCTGTCATAGTTCCGACCACCGCCCGCCGATGCATCAAGTGTTTGAGCCAGGCAACTATGTGCACGAGTGCTCCGCCTGCGGCAAGGAGACGTACTTCCGTGTGCCGGCGATCACATGCGAGGTGAAGCTATGAACTACGAAGTCGTTTGGTCGGATTGGGAGATGGTGAACGGCATCCGGCGCCGCCATCAGCTCGGTGTGGCTGGCGCTGTCTCGCGCCTCGCGCCGGACAGGGCATCGAAGGTTGACAAGGACAATGGCCTCAGCAATCGCGGCGCCAAGGAGTTGTGCGAGTTCCAGGCCAGAGGCGGGAACCCCGAGCTGCCCAAGACGGTCGGCAAGTACACGCTCATCTACGGCCCATACCTCTACGTGAGACAGGGCGCGAAAGGCGGCAAGTACGTCGATGTCAGGTGCGAGTGTGGCGTTGTCAAGCGGATGACTGTCAGCGAGTGGCGGAATGGCGCAGCCGCAAGCTGTAAGGCATGCTATCGCAAGACCGCCAGGGCCGATCCCGCGACCACGGTGTGGTAGTGGAGCCTTCGAGATGCCCCACATGCAAGCAGCAGGTTCTGAGCGTCCAGCGCCCCGGCGGACTCGGCACGGTCTGGCAGAAGTTCGACACCACCCTTGTGCAGGACGGGGAGTTCATTCGCCTTGGGAATCGTCTGGCGCGGTGCCCTCCGGAGCTTTTTTCTTGGCCCCGCTACCGCGTCCACCGCTGCGCGAGGCCCACAGGGTGATGATGGCCTTCGCCTCAGCGTCGGTGAGCACTCCCGAAGCCCTGGCCTGGGCCCCAGCTTCGGTTCGCAGCTTAGCAAAGCGTGAGCCGTCCAACTTGAGCCTAGTTCGGAGCTCGCGACTGGTTACTGCCATGAGGACAGTATGAGGCTTTTGGCGCCCACGAGCGAGCGGCTCGACGCGGTCATGGAGTGGGCCCCCATCCGCGGCCAGCCCGACAGCTGTCTGATGGCCGGCGACGAAGACGCGCCGTATGCAGTGGCCTACCTCGTGCCGGATGGCGCTATCCTCAGCCTGCTGGGTCCGGTGACACGGCTCGAGGGGCAGGCCGGCCAGAAGGCCATCGACTATCTGGTGGAGGTCGCCAAGGGCATCGCCACCACCCGCAACAAGCCCATGGTGTGGCTGGGCCAGAGGGGCGGCACTTGGATGCAGCTCGAGGCAGCAGGGTTTCAGGGGGCGTTGGTGTACTACCCGGGAGCAGGGCGTAAGCCGCCTAGGCGGCGAGCCAGAAAGAAGGACAACGATGACAGAAGGCGAGAAGAAGCAACCGAGTGAGCAGACAATCGTCAGTGCGCTCGAGCGCTGGCTGGGGAAGTGCCCGACCCGCAGTATGCAGGAACGAGTGTGGGCGTACCTTGGCAGCAAGTTGCACGAGGGATCCATCCCGTGTGCCGGCCCACCGCAGGGGGACCCGCGGCCGACCAGCATGGGCGATCTTGCGCTTGAGCAGAGGGAGAGCACGTTCATCCCCAGCTCGCCTGGTTTGAGGCGCCTGTGAGCGAGGTCTACGTAGCCTTTCGCCGGCTAACCATCGGCGGCCAGGTTATGGATCTTGTGCTGGAGACCGTGGCAGACGAGGCCGAGGGCAAGCTCGCCATCACGCATTACGCCCAAAAGTTTGGGTCGGTGCTGGAGGCGGAAATCGCTGCGGCCCCGGGCCTGACGGTGAAGCGCATCCTGGACGACCTGGGCATCCAACAGATCTCCCACGCCGTCCGGAAGCTGCCGGCGCACAGCGGGCTGGTTGTGCCACAACCCAAGGTCACGCTAAGCTGAAGTATGTCCGAGAAGTTGGACAAGGCCAAAGCCCACATCGTCGAGACCCCCAAGGTCCAGCAGCTGCTTGACGAGGTTTTGGAGGATGGGCTGGTCGTCATGGCCGGCGTCCTCCGCTGGGCTGAAATCACGCCAGACATGAAGGGCCCCCCTCCCGAATGGATCGAGCGCTACGGGAACAGGGCATTCGCGATGTTCCGGGCGGCCCAGGCGGCGAATTTGCCCGCCTCGGCCGCGCCGGTCGGCATCAAGGAGAATCGGGAGAGCGTCTCTGCTATCCTGCGGTTCCGCAAGGAGGACGCCCCTCGCGACCTCCCCAAGGAGTTCATCGTTGTAGAGCAGGCCGAGACCCTGCCCACCAAGCGACTCAAGAGGGAATAGATGGCCAAATCACAGAAGCCCCCCGAGAAGAAGACCGAAGCTCCCAAGCCCCTGCCAAAGGGCCCGTTCAAGCTCGCCGACGGCCAAAAGGTCGACTTCGAGGAGCACCCGCCAGAGCAGCTGCAGACGGCGGTGGCGAACATGAAGGCTGCCAAACCCGGCACCAAGCATGTCGTCCGAGGTGGCGGACCGGGTGGCGTGGGCCGCATCGTGGCCTACGGTCCGCAGCTGTGCCACTGCATTGGCAAGACCGGCGTGAACCTCGTTATCGGGCATGCGGATATCGCGGTCATCGAGGACATCACCGCGGGGCTGTGATGGCGGGGGAGGACTCCGAGCACAGCCTTTGGGTTCGGATGCAGCCCTGCGCGCTCTGCCGCCGACCGCCTCCGAGCCAGCAGCACCACCGCACCGGCGCGGGCATGGGCAAGCGAGCCCATGACCACGAGTCCATCCCCCTGTGCCGGGGGTGCCACCATGAGCGGGTGCATGGCGACATGCCGAAGGCGGAGCGCCGGGAGTTCGAGGCGGTTGAGATCTCGCTACACGCGTCCCGCCGCGCCGCGGAGATTGGGGCGACGGTCGTGATTGGCGTGGGCCTCAAAGGGAATGAGCTTCGTATTCATTCGGGACCCATCGTTGAGTGCGACTGGGAGGTGTTTTGACCCGCGTTCGCCACACCCAGACCGGAGACGCCGGTTTCCTGGAGGAGCACGACGGTGAGCTGACCGTTCGCTACGACCAGGGGCCCGACAGTCGGGTGGTGACCTACAAGGAGGGCGACTGGGAGCCCGAGGAGGAACACCGCCCCTACAAGCGGGTGGCGGTAGCGGCCCTGGCATACGCGGCGGACAGGGACCTGTGCGACCTCATCGGTCGGCCAGATCCCGGGCGCCGTTCGTATGTCTCCCTATCGCAAGGGAAGCAGGCAGAGTGGGCGAAGCGGGGTCCCGAAGGTGTCCTGCGCCAGCGTATGTTCCAGGCCATCATGGGGGTGTTGGGAGACCTGTGCGATGGCTAGCATTTCCCAAGGCGTCCGCTCCCTGCCGGTAGCACAGAACGCAGAGGACCTCGCCGAGGCCATCAACCGGGAGATCGTCCCCGTCCTGCGCGCCTTGCGCGATGAGATTCACAGGTTGTCCGGTGACCAGTTGACGGCCGACGAGGACACGACGCTTGAGCCCATCGTCTCGGTCTGCATCTGCACCAACACCAGCGCCATCACCGTCACCCTGCCCGACGCATCGGATTTCCCGGAGCGACGGGTGGTGGTCATTCGCACCGATGCCGCGGTTACGCTGGCAAGTTCTGGGGGAGACATTCAGGGGTCTGCAACCCAGGCGGTCACCACGGTGGCCTCAGTAGTGAGCGATGGCACAGACTGGTGGTTCACGACTAACGTTTGAATACGACCCGTCGGATTGGGGCCGGCGGATGCACACGCTCAAGGCCCCGGACGGCTCGGAGATTCGCGAGATTCTCGGCGCCGGCACCGCGGGCCCCGGCAAGACGTTCGTCCTGAAGCACGACTGCATCATCAGCCAGGCGCAGGATGAGCACATCCGCTGCCTGGCAGGTGACGGCCGCCGCGATCACCCCCACCCTTTGCACTGGGGGGAGAGCGTTGGCTGGGGGCTGTTTCTGCGCCGAACCACCACCGCCTTGCCGCAGGTCATCGCCCATATCCGGCAGGTCTACAAGGCGTGGGACCCGGGCGGGAAGTGGTACCAGTCGGCCGGCGGCGCGGCGGGCACGTTCGTCTTTAGCTCGGGCTACCGAATGCAGTTCGGCCACTGCAAGGACGAGGGCTCGGTCGAGCAGTACATTGGCAACGAGTACACCGCCATCTACTGGGACGAGCTGATCCACTTCCTGGAGGAGCAATACACCCTCATCAACTCCCGGCTGCGGACGTCAGACCCCGTCCTGCGGCACAAGCTGCGCATTCGTGCCGCCAGCAACCCCGTGCTCATGCGCCAGAAGGGGGAGGACTTTGCGGTCCGTGATCCGAAATGGGTCAAGCGCCGTTTCGTCGACCCCGCCCCAGAGGGAAACGTCATCCATGAGGAGGAGGTCGAGTACGACGGCCAGAAGTGGACTCGGACGCTGCTCTACATGCCCGCCCGGCTCACTGACAACCCGGACAAGCAGTTCCAGGAGCAGTACAAGCGGGAGCTGGTGTTCCTGCCGCCCTATCTGCGTCAGGCCCTGCTCGAGGGAGACTGGGACGTGGTGCTCGGGGGGTACATCGAGCACGTCTGGGACCCCAACGTTCACATCGTCGACGACTTCCGCATCCCCAAGCAGTGGAAGCGATGGGTGGCCATGGATTGGGGGTTCAAGACGCGGGGTGTCGTGCTGTGGTTTGCCATCGACGACGATGACACTGTCTACGTCTATCGGGAGCTGACGTTTCGCCTGAAGCATGTCGACTGGGTGGCCGAACGAGTGAAGTACAAGGGCGAGCGAGAGGGCACCTGGTACCGCGGGCAGTCCTGTCTGCCGGGGTGGGCGGACACTCAGATCTGGGAAGAGCGTGGCGACACAGGGCTCACCAAGCAGGCCGAGTTCCGCCGCCGCGGCATTCCCTGGAGGCAGGCGGACAAGAAGTCTCGCGCCACCAACGCCCAACGAGTGGTTCGGCGGCTCGGCCAGCGGGGCGCCCGCGGCGTACGTCCTGGGCTGGTATTCTTTCGCAGCTGCCGGGAGACCCTGCGAACCATCGTGGGCATCCAGGCCGACCCTGACGACCCGGAAACCCCAATCAAGGGTGGCGAGGACCACCACTGGGACACCCTGACCTATGGGATCGCCCCCGCGAGCAAGGGCCAGCAGGGCATTCCGGACTGGAACGCCAGAAAGCGTGCACTTGACGACACACGCGAAGAAAGCGCACCCTCCGAACTAGGACGTGATGGCTACGGCGCTGCATGAAGAGTTCGAGGGCCTGACGGTCAACATCGACGCCCCGAACATCGTGGCCGACCTCCTGATGAGTGAGGACGAGCAGACGTTGACTCAGGGCGAACTCCTGCTCAACCGCCTGGCCTCCCAAATCTGCAATGATTTCGATAGCGCCTGGGCCAGCAACGAGAAGCGCCGGCAGGGGCATGCGGCGGACTGGAAGATCTTCCAGGGCGAGATAGGAGCCAAAAAGCCGCCCTTTGACGAGATGGCGCAGCTGCACTACCCCGTAGCCCTCGAGAACATCATGCGCCTGTGGTTCCGGGGCGTGGGAGAGCTGTTTGGCGATCTCAGCAACGTCTTTGGCTACGAGCCGATCGGCGAGGACGACAGGGAGCAGGCGCAGCTCATCGGCGCGCACAGCAACTGGCAGCTGCGGGAGAAGATCCCCGACTTCTACCGCCAGCAGGCTCGTGGGATGCTCCTGTACTACCACCATGGGGACGTGGTGTTTGAGAGCTATCGGGACCCCCAGCGGCGCTGCAATCGCCACGTTGCGCTGACCGATGACGAATTCTACATGCCCTCGGCCTCGCTCTCCACGTTGAGCGACCTGTCGGACGTTCCCTTCTATGGCCGCATCCGCCACTACTTCCCCCATCAGCTCGAGCACTTCAGGAGCCTGTGGTGGGGCGTTGACCGGATGCTCGAGCGCATGCCCACCGGCGACGAGGAGCCGCAGGGCGAGATGAAGAAGGCGGTCAGCGAGATCCACCGCACTGAGCTTCCCGACGACGGGCCGGCCCCGTACATCGTGCTTACCCACTACTTCCACGTCAGGATGCCCCGCCAGCCCCGCGCTCGGTTCTTTAAGGCCGTGGTCGACAAGGCCGACACGAGGCTTCTGGCCCTGTCGCTGCACGAGGCGGAGAGCTGGGAGGAGATCGACCGCCACAACCAGGAGCTGAGCCAGTACAAGGCGTACGCCGTGCAGAAGCAGCAGGCGACCCAGGCCAGCGACAGCATCCTCGCGCAGGTCGACCTCGGCGGGCTGGATGACGAGCAGGCGAGCAATCTTGGGGGCGTGTTGGCGCAGATGGGGCCCCAACCCGAGCGTCCGAAGTGGATGGGGGCCGAGGACCGGATGCCCGATCCGCCGCGCAAGGAGCCGGTGCGCAACTTCACCCACTCGGTATTCATTGAGCCGCTGCAGGGTGTGTATGGGTTTGGATTTGGCCGACTGATGGCGGACATGAACCGGGTGGTGGACTCGGGCATCAACCATCTACTCGACGCCTCGACGATGGAGAACTTCCCCGCCTACCTGGCAACGGGGGACGTGAACCTCGACCGGCTGAAGATCGGTCCCGGGCACATCAACCGCATCACCGGCATCGAAGGGCAGAAACTGTCGGAAGCCATTATGCCGATGACGCTTGCCAAGCCCTCGGGCGCACTGTTCGAGCTCATCAAGCACACCGACGAGCGCGCCCAGCAGGGCATCCAGAGCCCGGACGTCCTGTCGGGAGCCTCAGGCAAGAGCGGCGAGACGGCCCAAGGCATCCTGGCGAGAATCGGCGAGGCCACCAAAACCCTCAGCGTCGGTACCCGGGCGTACGCCTACCAGGCGCTGACACCGGTGCTGAAGCAGAACGTTCGGCTCAACGGCATCTGGCTGCCTCCCGAAGAGGTGTTCCGCATCAGCAACCACCTGCCCGGGGCCGAGAGGTTCGCGGCCGTCGGCCGGGAGATGTACCGCCGCACCGACCGCAATATCATCATTGCCTCCGACCTGAAATTCAAGCCGGACGCGGCCAAGATCGCAGAGGCCGATGGGATGATCCAGATGGCGCTGGCCGTCCCATACCTCTCTCAGAATGCCCATCTAATGTATGAGCTATTCCGCCGGAGCTTCGTGGCTCACGGGATGGAGGCGATGGTGCCGCTGTTGGGAGAGAGACCGCAGGGCAACCCGGCGCCCTTCATGACGAATGTGATGCAGGTGCTGATGCAGCAGGTGCAACAGCAAATGCAGCAGCAACAGCCCCAAGGACAGCCTCAGCAGGCGGGGCAGGGAGCAGAGAATGGACGAGGAGAGCAGGGAGGCCCTGCGGCAATGGCTTGATCAGAAGCCCGCCGGCAGGGTGAAGCGCTATTTAGAGCGCAGAGAGCAAGAGCTGCGAGCTGGGCTGCAGACCACGGCGCTGGCGAGCACGGACCCGGCGGTTTCGCGCGTGGCGGCCCAGCTTGCGCAAGTGCAACAGGTTCGCAAGCTGTTTGGTGGAGATCTCGAGTCGCTCGAGGGCAACGAGAAGAAATACGAGGATTTCAATGGTTAAGCAGGACGTTAACTCATACTACGCTAAGGTGGCCAGGGCCCTCGATGAAGCTTGGGAGGAGGAGATTGCCGAGTGGCCCCACGAGGTGCTGAACCTGCCGCCGCTGCTGGCCAAGAAGCGCGAGCAGTACCAGCTCATCCACGATCTGTGGGACTACGCGGCGACTTGGAGCTACTGCTTCGTGGTGCAGCTCAAGGCCCACCATGGGGAAGGCAAGACGTATGTCGACGGGGGGGCTATCGTGATGCCTGACAAGCATGCCGATCACCTCCAGCACAGCAACGCCCGGGGCGTGCTCATCTCCGCCGGGCCCCAGGCGCTCGACCAGCTCAACAGCGTGGGCATCGACATCGGCCACACGGTCCTGACGAGCCGCATGAGTGCCTACTACACCCACGCCGGGAGCCTGCATACCGAGCCCAAGGGTTACATCACCGTTCTGGCCGGTGAGATTCGTGGCTCGCTAGAGTCGGCGATGTACCAGCGCCTGGGGCTGCACAAGTTCGAGATCGAGGAGTTCCAGAGGGAGGGCTACACTGTGCAGGAGCGGGTTCTGCGCGAATACGACCCCGATGGGAGCCTCCAGCGAACTTGGACCCCCATGGCAGCTGACAAGGGAACCTACTGATGGCCAATCCGTTTGAAGAAACCGACGAGGAGCTTGACGACGACGTCAACGCCGACGCCGACGAACCCTCCCGCAAGCAGAAGCGCTTGGACCGCTATGATGACTTGCAGCGGCGCACCCAGGCTGCTGAGGAGCGGGCGGCGCGCGTCGAGGCCGAGATGGCTGCGCTGCGCAACCAGCAGGTGCAACAGCATCAGCAGACCCAGCAAAGCTCTGCCCTGGACGAGGCCCGTGCCGAGTATGACGTGGCCTACAAGGCCGAGGAGGACCTTGCGGACGCGGCCTACCGGCTCGACCCCAAGGACCCTGACTACAGCGAGCGGGTCAAGGAGTACCGCGCTAAGGCGAAGGATTTGCGCCTAGCCAGCGCTCGGGCCACCAGCAAGCTTACCCAGCTGGAAAACCAGCCCCCGCCGGTCGACCCACAGACGCGCGCGAACCAGGAGCGGTTCGAGCGCATGGCTGTTCAGAACCCGGACGTCATGAAGGGCAGCCAGCAGGCTCAGAACCTGTTTGCCAGCAAGGCCATGGGCAACGCGGCCAAGGACAAGAACTGGCGACTCACCGACGAAACGGCTGCGCAGATTGCGCAAGAAGTGCGTCAGGAGCTGGGCATAGTGCCCCGCGGCCCCGGCGCGGACTCGACCGAGGCTCAGCAGCGGACTAGCGAGGGGGCGCCGGCTGGCGGCGCAAAGACCTCGGCCGATTCTTTCCCGATGAGCGACGAAAACCTTTCGATGGCCATGGCTCTGTACCCGAATCTCCCCGAGAAAGAGGCGTTCAAGGAGTGGCTCAAGGGTATCCGGGCGGCGCAGAAGAAATAGTGGTCCATCCCGGTATTTGCGGAATGGAGTTGACAGGGGCGGAATCGTCCCCGTAGGCTGAACCCATCTCGACCGGCCACAGCCCCATGGCGTCCGGTCTGTATTTCCGAGGGCAGGGAATGCAGATATGCCGCCAAAGGCCCGCCGGCCCGTTTCAGCCAGTGCCCTGATCAAGAAGGCCCCCCTGCGCAAGTCGCCGGAGGGAATGCACTACGATCGCCAGTCCATGCTGTTCCAGGTGCTGAACAAGCCCCTGGGCGACGACGGCAAGCCGCTGTTCCACTACGTGTGGGCCAATGCGGACGGACCGTACGGGGTTGAGGCGTACTGCCAGACCATGGGGTTCGAGGCTGTGGTCGCGGGCCAGGACGGCATGCCGGAGCGAGGCGGTGGCATCGTGCCAGAGCCCGGTGAGCCGGTGCGGGCGCAGGGCCAGTTCCTGACGCGCATCCCGTTCGACTCGGAGAAGGCTGGGCGCGATCCGGAGCTGGTGGACTGGAACTACATTCAGGAGCGCGGAGTCACGGGTGACCGGGGCTACCAGCGCATTCGCGAGGTGCAGCGCCTGACCAAGGCGCAGAAGCCGCCCGAGATGGCGGACGGAGTGTCCATGCAGGACTTCAACGTCGATGTGAACGCACAGCCGATGGAGGCGGTCAATGGCTGACAACCAGCACATTTCCGGGTTCCGACCAGTGAAGCCTCGTTACGGGCCGAGTTGCATCGAGCCCAAGTATGTCCACGTGGCCACGGGGTACCAGGCCACCAACGACGGGGCCGGCTTCAGTGTGGACCTGAACATCGGGGACCCGGTGAAGAAGGTCAACGATGGGTCGGTGGCGCTGGCCCTGACGACCGAGACGGTTCTCGGGGTCATCGTCTGCATCAAGCAGTACTGGGACGGCACGCGCCTGCGGCGCGACGTTGACCGGGTGCCGGGCGCAACGGCCTGGGGCACGGTCTGGAGTCGACGTACCATCGTTGGCATCGTGTACGCCTCAGATTGCTACTTCGAGATCGACGCGGACTCGACGGGGGCGCCAAGCACGTTCGCCACCTGGGAGTCGGACCGCGGGCTGAATGCCACGCACACCTGCCCTGGCGACCAGACCGACACCAGCAAGCCCTTTGCGGATGCCCACCTGGACATCAGCACCGCGGCCACGACCGCGGCGCTTGAGTGGCAGATCATGGAAATCAGCAAGACCGCTGAGAACAAGGATGAGACCGGTGCGAACTGGAAGCTCATCGTCACTGGCAACCTCACGCAAGAGGCTGGCGCTGCGGCCACCCCGGCGTCCGGGGTCTAGGAGGAGCGATGCTTCAAACACCAGGATCTGCTGGCAACACCCTCAAGCTCACGCTGGACGCCGTGGTCACGGACAAGGCGTACGCGGATGCGAATCTGCGCATGCCCAAGTGCTTCGACGAGAAGAAGGCGACCGACGCGTGGCACGAGGACCAGGAGATGGGCGGCCCCGGGCTGGCTTCGCTCAAGGACGTTGGCGAGCCCATCGTCGTTGGGCAGCGCAAGCAAGGCGCCACCTATCGCTACAACATGGACACCTGGGCTCTCGAGCTCCAGGTGGCCGAGGAGCTGATGGAGGACAAGAAGTACGACAAGGCTGTGGGTACCGCGGTCGAGTGTCGGACTTCGATGTTCCTGACCGTCGATGTCCAGGCAGCGCAGGTGTTCGCGCTGGCGTGGGACTCGGGCACGGTCTACGGAGACGGCCAGCCCCTGTGCTCGGCCAGCCACCCGCTGCCCCTGGGCGGCACCTTCAGCAACACGATGGCGACCCCCCAGGCGCCGAGCAATCAGGCTGTGCAGACGGCCCGCGCCGCGGTGCTGCAGTTCCCCGGCCACCATGGCCAGCTCGGCAACGATGTGATGATCACCAAGTGCATCCACCCCGTCGACCAGATCTCGACATGGGAGGAGATTCTCAAGTCGAAGATGGACCCTGTCGACAACAACCAGGCACGTATCAACGTGTCGTACAACATGGGCATCGAGCCTGTGCCGCTGGTCCACTGGAACAACACCACGACCAACTACGGCTTCAAGACCAACGCGACCAACGGCCTGAAGTGGTTCTGGCGCGTGCGTCCGCAGGGCCGCAGCTGGGAGGGCAAGCGCCAGGGCGTGCTACACTGGGCCTGCCGGGCACGGTGGGCTCGTGGGCACAGCAACCCGCGCGGGTTCTACGGAGTGCAGGCCTAGGAGGGCATCATGCGTCAAGTCGCTTACGGACCCCCCTTCCCCCACGGGCTGACGTCGGTTGGCTCGGGCATCCGCACCCCCCAGGGGCTGCTGTTGTCCACTGGCGGCAACGTCGCGGCCTACGTGGACTCGGGGCGCAATGCCAGCCAGGACGCGCCGGATATCACGCGCAATTCGTACACCACGCTGAACGCGGCTCTGGGGAAGTGTCGTTCGGGCGCGGCGGATATCGTGGTGGTGATGTCGGGGCATGCGGAGAACATCTCCAGCGCCGACCAGATGAGCAACCTGGTTGCCGGCACGCGCATCATCGGGCTTGGATACGGGAGCAATCGCCCAACGTTCACTTGGACGGCAGCGACCGCAACCCTCCTGCTCGACGTGGCGGATGTGTCCATCGAGAACTGCATTCTGCAGATGGCCAGCTCCGGTAACTCCGGGGTGACTGTGGCGGCGCCCATCACGGTGAGCGCGGCCAACTGTTCGATTCGCAACTGCCTCATCAACTTCGGCGACGATGCTAACGACCTCGTGACCATCGGCGTGACGACCACCACAGCGGCCAACCGATTCGAGTTCTCCTACAACCGCTGCATCGGCGCCACCGCGGCCGAGTGCACCACGTTCCTGCAGGTGGTCGGTGGCGACAGCGTGAGCATCGTCGGCAACTACATCTCGGGGGCAACCTCGGCGGTGGATGTTGGCATCGTGCGGGTGCTCGGAACGGCGAGCACCAACATGCTCATCTGGGGCAACTACCTCGCCAACAACTTGGCGTCGAGCGAGGAAGCGCTTACTCTCTTGGCATCCACTACCGGGTTCATGGACCACAACCATCTGGCGGTGCTCGACAACGCTTCGGTGGCCATGGACACCGTGGGCAACATCACGATGGGCAACCAGAACACGCTGGCCAACACGGTGGGCGAGCGAGGTTTGGTGCTCGGAACGGCGAGCGCCTAGCGGCTGCCGCATGACATGTAGGGAGGCCCCTGGCCATCCTGCTCCCGCGGGGCCTCCTTGTCCTTGGGGGCCTCGCACCTATGAAGACCATTGGCCGCCATATCCGACAGCCCCACGTCCCCGGCGACTTCGAGGCCGTGTGCGACATCTGCGGGGCAACGTGGCTGCGGTCGGATCTGAGGAAGGACGGCACGGGCCAGCTACGCTGCCCTGATGACCAGGGCGAGCGCGACAGGGTCACCATCGCCAAGGCCAACGCCTCCATCGCGGCAAGGGCGGGATCCCGTTCTTGGCGCATCAAAGAGGGCCGCAAGCGGGACAGCAACCGCGACTACCTCACGACCCCCAAGGGCATCCTGGTGGAGCCCGTTGCGCACTGGACCTACCAGCAGGGGGTGTACCTGAGCGCCGGCAATGCCTTCTGGCCCAACGCCTTGCCGAGCCACAAATGGGCTGACAGTTTTGGGGACGCCAGTGGCGTCAGGACCGACACCTCCCCGAACGGGGCGGACATTGACCCGGACGTGGCTTTGCCCGCCTGGGATAGTGGCTACCCGCACTTTGACCATCAGTCGCTGAACACGCCGCGGGGGCAGTTTGCTGCGGCGGGCTCGCTGCCGGCGGCATGGGTCGTGGCCTCGCTCGACACCTACGCGAGCGATGACCACTCGGCCACGACCACGGGCTTGTTTTCGCTGACAAACTCCTCGCCCCCGTCGGTGGCGGTGGGGTTCACGTGGTTGCTGTCCTCGGTCGTTCACTTCGCGCTGCAGGTGACCAACCGAGACACCACGCCTATGTTGACGGGGTATGCAATCTTCACGACGGCCGGCGCCATGACGGTGTCGGTGACCTATCCGGATGACGCGGGCCTGCACCTCATCGGGTTGCGGCTTGAGGGCGATGGGCTGGTGCTTGAGCTCGACGGCGTGGAGACGAAGACCGCCATCACGGACGGCGACTCGCTCCTCGGCGCGGTGGACCACGCTTCTATCGGCGGGGCGGCGACGTTTAGCGAGGGTGGCTCGCACAACACCTGGGACGGCGTCATTCGCGAGGTCGTGGTCGGCATCGAGCCGTCCGCCTCGGAGATTGCCGACATGCGCACCTACTTCGCCCGCAACCACTCGGAGCTGTCGCTATGACGGTCTCGAGCAATCGCGGGACCCAGGTCACCGTCAATCAGTTCGTCCTGGACGCCTGGAAGCTCGCGGGTATCGTCGACGTGGATGCCTCGGAGAGCGAGCCCCAGCTCAATGGCAAGATGGCATTCGGCCGGCGCAAGCTAGGAAGCATCCTCAAGCGCGAGGGGGCCATCTCGTCGGCGCGGCTTCTGGACTGGGAGTACGTCACCCTCACGGCCAACACCCAGAGCTACATGCTTGATGCGGGCATCTACATCGTGGTGGGTGACGGGAGCTACATCGACCCTGACGAGACCAGCACAACCGCTCCAGACGAAGAGGATGTCGTGACCCAGCTCACCATGCCGGAATGGCAGACGCTGCAAAGCAAGTCGACCACCGGAACTCCGGACAGCATGTATCCCCACCGCGGCGGATCGGGCTATGCCATCGAGCTGTTCCTCTATCCCATCCCTGACGCGGCCGGGACCTTGCGTCTGGTGGTGCATCGCGAGATGGCAGAGACCGACTCCGGGGAGCAGACGCTGGACGTCAAGGGCTTCTACAACGAGTACCTGATGCACGAGCTAGCGGCACAGCTGTGCTTGGCGAGCAACGGGTCGGCTGGCAAGCTGCGCGACCTTCGCAGCAGTGCGGCGACCATGCGCAGAGAGGCTCGCGGCGCTGCGGTGCCGCAAAACGATGTTACGGTCGATGTTGATCTCGGGCACAACTTTCTGAGGCGGTGATGGTAGCTCTACTGGCAAACGGACTGGGTCATAGCCTCGGCAGCGAGGTCGGTACCGCGTCTCCGCTCCACGTCGGCGGCCTGGTCTACTATGTGAACTCCGCGACGGGTGACAGCGGTTACAGCGGACTGTCCGCGGAGAAGCCGCTGGACACGTTGGCGAACGGAGTTTCGGCGGCCAGCGCTGGCGATATCGTCGTCCTGATGGACGGGCACACCGAGACCATCACAAGCGCTGTCACGGTCAACAAGGCCATCGCCATCGTCGGCGAGGGGCAAAGTTCTGGCCAGCCCGCCGTTGTGCTGACCAACAACCAGGCGGCTGGAGCGGTGCTGACGCTTTCCACGGCGTATGCCGAGGTTTACAACATCTGGATTGCCAAGCAGAGCCAGGCGTGCTCTGCGGTCGCGGTGGCAATCTCTGCCCAGGCAGTGCACCTGGAAGACGTGTACTTTGAGGGCGACGAGAACAGTGACGCGGCGCTGTGCCAGATCAACGGCAGCGGCACGGACAGCAGCCTGCGCAACTGCACCTTCGTATCGGACGCGACCGACAACACGGATGTTCCGACCATCGCCCTGGAGCTGAGCGCGGCGGTGACGGGAATTCGGATGGATGGCGTGGTGTTTGACGGCGGCTCGTATGGGTTCAGCGACTACGCGCTCAAGGCAAGCGCGGGGGCCATCACAAACCTGCGGGCTCGCTCCTTGTCGTTTTTGCGAGGGGCGGACTACACCATCCACGCCAGTTCCACCGGGTACGTGAACCCGGCCACGGTCAGCGGTCAGCACACGGGGGTTTGGTAGATGCAGCTCGTTTCGGCGTTGGCGGCGGGTGTTTCGGGCGCTGAGAGCGGTCATGCGGAGATCTATGCCCGCGGCACCAGCTCGCGCTCTGGCTATTACACCGAGTTTGAGGCGCTGGAGTCGACCAGTACCGCGGACGTCTCGCTTGACAGCAATGGCCGGGCGGTAGTGTACGTCAGCCAGCTGGTGACCGTGCAGGTCTACGATTCGGACGGGGTGCTGGTTACGAGCTTCGTGGAGGGCAGCTACGACGACAACGTAGAGGTCCGTAGCACGTCGTTCACTGGCACGGCTTACGATGACGCCACCAGCGCCGTGGGCAACCCGCTCTCGCTTGGAGGCGCGCTAGACAAGCTGTTCACGTCGTTCGGCACCACGGATTTCAATGTGCTGGTGGGTGGATCGTCGACAACGGTGCAATCGGCCATTGCGGGGCTGTCCGGGGTTTTCGTCAACGTGCAAGATTCCGCATACGGCGCCACTGGCGACGGATCAACGGACGACACGACGGCCATTGCCGCGGCGCTCACCGCGGCGGCAACGGGCGGTGGGGCGGTGTACTTCCCCCCCGGCACTTACAGAATCACGTCCAGCCTTGCCCCCGCGGCGACGGTCTCCCTGATGGGCGCCGGGCCCGGAGCGAGCGTCATCACCATGGATGACTCGGGCACGGACGTGATTACGCTCGCGGCGTCTGTGACTTATGGTTTTCAGAGGATCACCGGGCTCCGCATTGCTTCTGCGCAGAGCAACAGCGGCAAGGCCATCACCACCGGAGGCGACAACTACAAGGCGTTGGTGGACTGGTGTTATCTGGACGGGACCAACTTCACCAACGATCTGTTCTCGACGGGGGAGGATGGACACGCTGTACTTAGTAACTGTTGGTTCAAGTCCCCACCCCTCGATGCCTGCATCCTATCAATCCTCAACAACGCGTGGATTGGCGTCATGGGGTGTCACTTCATTGCTCCCGCCACGTGTAACGTCCCGCTGGCGTATGTGCGACACGGGCAGATCATTGGGTGCCACTTCGACCTGTCTGCAATCACCTCGGGGACGCTGCCTGGGGCGGCGGGCATCAGTGACGACGGTCTTGTTGCGGGGTGCTACTTCTCGGCCTCCGGAGGGGGTACGGAGACGGTGTATGCCATGGAACTTGGGTGGTCGTCCGGCAACTTCGTGGCCGAATACGGTAACGTCGTAGATTGCGCAACCGCCTACTACACGACCATCGCGGGAACGGACGACAGTACAGGCGACTGGGCGGCGAACACCGGCACTCGAAAGGGACGCAAGGACCACCACTCCAGCACCATCAATGGCGGTACCGAGACCCTGCTGTCGCAGGAATACGAGGTGATTTCGGGGATCATCAACGGCACTTCGGCGACCACGCTGACGGCGGGGTTTATGCCTGAAGGATCCAGGCTAGTGGTGTGCCTGGAGGCGACGGCCAACACTGGGACTATTACATGGGACACGGCGGTGTTTGAGGCGCCCACGTTCAGCATGGCGACGGGTAGCGCCCGAGTGTTCGAGTTTGTCAGTTGTGGAGTGAGCTCCAACCTGCGCTGGGTACTGGCGTCAGACTCCGGAGACGTCACGATCTGATGCCTACCGAGCCCATCCCATTCGGCCCCAACCAGGCATCGGGCTGGGAGCCGCTTGCGGGTGGCTCGCCGCTTGCCCTCAATGTGGTCGTCGATGGGCGGGGGGCAGTACATCGCCGGCCCGGCATCCAGAACGTGGCGACGGCGCCGAGCACGTCTATCGACGGGAACGGGGTAAGCGGCCTGTATGTCACCAGCGCTGGCAAATTGTTTGCCGTCGGCGGCAGTGCGCCATCGCGGTCGATCTATGCGATCACGGGGGGGGCGGCCGTCGATTTGACTGGCGTGGACCAGGGGGACTTGCGCGGAACTCTTCGACCCACCTTTGCTGAAACCGAAGCCTTGCTGGTCATTGCTGGCGGCGCAGACATGCAGAAGATGGTTCTGGATGGGAGCATAAGCTCGCGCCTTGCCGGCTCGCCCCCCCAGGCGTCCCACGTCTCCTTTCTGGCCTCGCGGCTCCTTGCCAACGACGTGCAGGTGGACAAGTCGAAGATCAACTTCTCCTCTCCAGCGAGCAGCACCGTCACCACCGGACACGAGCAGTGGAATGGCACCGGGAGCAGCGGCTTCACCAGCGCGGAGGCTCGCCCTGACCCGATCGTGGCCTTGGGCGACAATGGCTCGGAGCTGTTCGCATGGGGGCAGACCAACCTCGAGATCTTCACCCCCGACGCTTTCTTCGCCTTTGCCCGCGTGGTGACCCGAGACTTCGGCTGCATCGCCCCCTACTCGGTCACCCGCCAGGACACCAACTTCGCCTGGCTCGACCACCGGCGCCGTCTCATCCTCGGCAATGGTCGGGCCATGCAGCCCATCTCGGGCCCCATCGAGGCCGATTTGCAGGCCATGGGCACGGTCAGCGACTGCATTGGGGCTCGGGTCAAGGTGGGCGTCTCGGACTGCCTGGTGTGGGTGTTTCCCACCGAGGGCCGCACGATGGCCGTGCAGACCAACGGAGGCGGCTGGTCACAGTGGCAGTCGACCACCAGCGGGGTCCTGGGCCCCTTCAACGCCACCGCCTTCGCCCACGATCCGGTGACCGACACCCAATATGTGGCGACCTCGGACGGCATCGTAGGTCAGCTGTCCCACGACGCCGCGGACGACCTCGGAGAAGACATCGTCGCCCGCGTGGAGACCGGCTTCATCGACCACGGGACCGACGAAAACAAAGAGTGCCAGCGCGTCCAGTTCGCGCTGGAGCGCGGCACCACGAGCTCGACCACCACTGAGCCGGTGGCTTTCGTGCAGTGGGCCGATGAGCCGGGCGTGTGGTGTTCTCCGCGACCCCTCTGGCTCGGGATGGCAGGGCAGGCACGACCCGTGATAACCTTGTCCTCGCTGGGGGTGTATCGTCGGCGAAACTGGCGATTCACGTTCAGCAGCTCGGAGCGGCTGGCGCTGGCGAGCGCAAGGGAAACCTACACGGTTACAGGAGAGTAGGATGTTCGACTTCCTCGGTGGCGAAGGCAATCTGCTGGACCAGATGGGGGCAGCCCCCCGGGCGTTCGGGTTCGAGGTGAGCAACGATCCCATCCTCGGCGGCCTGGTATCAAACCCGGCGGACGAGCAGATGCGCCAGCAGATGAAGAACAATCGTATGGCGGCGCAGATGTACCGGGAGGCCATGCCACAGCAGCGCGCCCAGGCGCTGCAGCAGCTGTTCCAATTGTACGGCCCGGCCAACTCGGCCCTGGGGGCGATGTATGGCCCCCAGGCGATGATTGACTTCAACCAGGCGACGCAGCCTGTTGGCCAGGGGCTGGCGGGCATCACGCCCCAACAGGCTCAGCCGCCGGACTACAGCGGCCCCGGGAACCTGGCTGGCACGGCTATCATGGGCGGCGGCGACCCGCTCCTGACGGGCGGGCTTTTCGGCCTTGGCGAGCTGGTGGATTAGACAGATGACCTTCGGCAGCAACAACTTCGCGCCCGCCAGCAAACAATTTCGCGCCCGCCACCCACAACACGCGCCCACCAGCAACAACTCCGGCAGCTCGGGCTTTGGCGACTTGTTTAGTGCCGCTGGCAATGTCGTCAGCGCGGCACAGCAGGCTGGCAACGCTGCCCTGTCTGGGCTGCCGACCCCCACCCCACAGCCACAGCCCTTACAAGGTGATTTCAACCTCCAGAATCCCGGGATGGGGGAGATCGCGTCCCTGTTTGCCATGATGGGCCTGATGGGCCCTGGACAAGGCGAGATGGCCCAGGGCGACATCCTGCAGCGACTTATGGAGCCCGGAGGGCCCATGCAGGACTTCAATGCCCAGTACCAGGACCAGTTCATGTCCCAGGCCGGGGGCAGCAATCCGCTCAACCAGACGCTGGACGACTATCGAGCGAACCGCCCAGACCTCGCCACTGACCCGAACCTCGGGGCGTTCTACAATCGGGCCACGGAGCGTGGGTTGGAGAACGTGAACGCCCAGGCGGCTGCTCGGGGCGCGTACGGCTCGAGCGCCGCATTGAACCAGGGCACCGACCTCATCAGCAACCTGGAGGCCGACAGGGCCAGCAAGGAGGCCCAGTACGGGCTTGACAGGGCGGAGGCCATGCGCCTGGGGGCGCAGACCGAGGGAAATATGGCCGGGATGCTGACCGATGCTCAGCGCCTGTGGGCGACCCTGGGCGGGGAGACCACGGGGGCAGCGGCAGAGGAGGAGCTGGCCAGGAACGTGGCCGCGGGCACCATGGCCGGTGGCCTAGATGCTGCGACGCGCGCTCGGCTGGGCTTGTTGACCGAGGCCGGGCTTGGTGGTCAGCAGGCGCGGGAGGGGCGCATTGGGGGGATGTTCGGCAATCTGATGGGCATCCCCAACGCGACCTTCGGCCCCTCTCTGGGGTTCCAGGAAGAGGGCCTTTCCTCAGACCAGGCCCTGTTCGACCTCATCCAGAATCTGGACCTCGGCATCCCGAGCCAGAAGCTCAGCGAAGATTTGCGCCGCGGGGCCCAGAAGGACGAGGGGTCGGGAAACCTGTTCGAGCTGCTTGGCTCGTTTGGGGGTGGTGGGCTCGGAGGCGCCTGATGCCGTTCCGCTTCTCCAGTCCGCTGCCGTTCATCCCTGGGGCCCCCATGCCCCAGTATGGTGGCCTACATCGAGGGCTGGCCGGAGAGCGTGACCAGCAGCGCATCGCCCTCCTGAAGCAGGCCCAGGAGGAGACAATGCGGCAGGCGAAGGCCCAGGAAGCCTACGACGCCGATAAGCTCAAGCGCGAGATGGGCGAGAAAATGGGTCGACTCTCGCTCGACCAGAAGAAGCATCTGCTGGACATGCTCAAAGAAGCCAGGGCTCGGGCGAAGTTCCAGGGCGAGGCGTACGAAAAGCGGACCGAGCTTGAGAAGGACCGTCAGAATCGGCGAATGCAGGAGTACGGCGAGGCTACCAGGCTCCCCCCGATGCCCCCCATGCCCGGCGGCCCAGTGCCGGTGCGCCCCCAGGTCCCGCAGCAAGCCCCACAACAGCCCACCCCCCAGCTGACGTCGGACACCGAGCGGGTGCTCGACCAGGCCCTTGGCCCCATCCCGATGCATAGCCCCCAGCTACAGGGCACCTACAAGCGCCCCGAGGTCAAGGAGAAGGCCCAGGGCGTCCTCGATGAGGCCATGAGCCAGCTAGAGCCCGACATGGGGCCAAATACCGGTCCGTCCCAGGAAAGGCCGCCGGAGCTGTCGGTGCCGGCGGCGGAGTCGGGCAGGGCGCGGGACATCGCCGAGTTGGAGCAGGTGTTCCGAGCCCGAGCGAAGGGCGCCCGTACGGGGAAGGAGCGCAAGGTTTTTGAGGGCATCGCGAGCGCTGCGGAGCCCTACTACAACGCCAGCGAGGGCAGGAAGGCCGAGGCACTCGACCGCATGATGGCCGCGGCCCAGGAGAGCCTGTCGGTCAAGGGTGGCGGTGGCGGCGGAGGTAAGGGCGGAGGCAAAGGGGACCGTCTCGAGTATCAGGCTGGAGTGTCAAACGCAGAGCGTGCATGGAGAGGCACCAAGGCTGATGAGTACGTGAGCGCTTACTCGATGGCTGACGATGCAATCGCGAAGCTGGAGCGAGCGCCTGACAATCCCGCAGTGTTCGCCTCGGTTATCTACGGCATGGCGAAGTCCAACGACCCCGGCGCCAAGCTGACCGACAAGGATATCTCGTTCTCCATGGGCGTCACGTCCATCCTTGGGATGGCAGAGGAGCAGATTCGCAAGCTGTTCCAAGGCCAGCCGGGCCAGGTTCGGATGGCCGCCGTCAAGAAAGCGCTTGAGATCTCCCGGCGCTCCAGCCTGGAGCTGGTTGAAAAGGCCAGGGCGGAAATGGAGGTGCAGGCCGGGGTCCAGAACTCCGATGACATGGAGAAGGGCTACCGGGCGGTTCTTGGGTCGCGCTTTGGGCGGATGGAGAAGGATCTTGGGGCCAAGAAGGCGGCCGACGACGAAGAGCGGCGGGTGGCCGAGGAGGCGGGGGCGACGTTCTGATGCCAGAGCCCGAGGAAAAGCCAATCCCTGTGCGCCGCAAGCGAGACGGCAAGGTGGGCACCGTGCCCACCCGGGAAGGCCTGGAGAAGATGATCGCCTCCGGGCTGTACGAGGCGGTCAACGAAGAGGACGCTCCGCCGAAGATTGCCGACCCCGCCCCGCCGGACGAGGGGCGCGACATGGAGCGCGAGCTATCCAATTCCCCTCGGCTCAGGCAGTTCTCCAAGGGACTGGCAGCCATACCCGGGTCCAGCAGCGCCATAGCCGCCCTGGGCCACCAAGCCGCAGCTCTCATGCATCCCTACCCCGTTGCGACGGAGCGGGGCATTGACGCCCCGGCCGAAGAGCCTGGCGTCACGTACGTCCAAAACCCGTTGAGGGCGTTATTCCTAGCAAGCCCTCCGGTGATACCGATGATGTCGGCTCCCGGCTCCATGGAGGCGGCTGTCCAGAATCAGCGGGAAGTCGCCAACATCGAGCCGAGCGCTCCCATAGCGGCTGAACGTGGCATCAGCGCCCCGGTGACCGGTCGACTGGACCAAAGTTCGCTAACAGGCGCGCTGGCGGAAGGCGCAGGCAATATGGTTGCGATGGCGGCCCCGGTCGGGGCCGCAGCCAAGGGAGGCATGGGACTCTTGTCTCGCGTGCCGGGCATGCCGGCGCTGGGTGCCATGCTGGGCGGCGATGCGCTGGCTTCGGGGATGGCGGGCGCCCTGATGTCCTTGAACAACGAACCCATTGACCAGGAGCTCACCCCGGAGAACCTGGGGGAGGCGGGGATGCGGGCGTTGGAGTCGGGCGTATCGGACGCGCTGATGGCGCCGGTGGTCGACCTCGGGTTGCTGCCGTTCGGAGCCCTTGCTGGGAGGGTGAACCAGTATGTCCGGGATGGTAAGCAGGGGGAGCTAGTGCGGGCTGTGGAGCAGGGCGGGGGGCGGACTGCGATGACCGGGAGGGGCGGCGTCAAGGGCCCCCCGGAACACGAGAGGGTGGCGGAGGCGGCCTACAAGAGGCACCGCAAGGCGCTACGGGAGAAGGACGTCACTGAGATTGCCCCCCCGTCAGACGAGATCGTGCATGCCACAGCGGAGCCCGCGATTCGCCAGGTGCGCAAAGACGAGGTATCCACGCGCCGCGCCCACCAGTCCGAAAATGATGCCTACCACAAGACCCCGGAGGGCCTGCAGCCACAAGACACCACGGTACTGCTCGAGCGCGTTCGGGAAGAGCTGAAGCGTCGCAAGCGAGAGGGTGGGGAAGAAGCGCTTCCCTTTGTGGAGACTGCGGAGCTGGAGAAGCTCTACAAGCGGCTTACCGGAAAGCCGCCCAAGGAGTTCGACGCCGACTTGGCGCAGGCCCGCGAAGACCTGGCAGCGCTGGAGCGGGCCGATGAGTCGCTGGTCAGCGAGGAGTATCTGGCTGAGCTGCGAGACAAGGTCACGGGTATCGAGGCCATGCGAGACCTCGACTCGGACAAGGCTGTCCCGATGAATGCCCGGGAGCTGGACGTGGCGCTCGAGGAGCTGGACCAGAAGCTCAGTTGGGACAGCGCCCGCGGCAAAAAGGACCGCGCGATGGCGTCTCTGGCCGAGGCCATGCGTCAGGTGCGCGATCAGTTCACAATGGACGGCAAGCCTGGCGGATGGTCGGCGCTGAAGCAGCGACACCACAATGAAATGGTGGACATTGCAAACGCGAAGCATTCCCTAGGGCTGTCGCCCAACGCAGCCTTGCCGGATAAGGGCAGCCAAATCCCCAAGCAGCAGCTCGACGCGGTGCGCCAGAAGCTGGCCGGGTGGATGGGAGACAAAGACCTGCTGCGGATGGCGAACAGGCATCCCGAGCTAAAAGACATCCTCAAGGACGCCAGGGCGAGTCGTGCTACCGACGCCTTGCGTGGACATGACGTTCATGTAGGAACGTCGTCGGGCGGCGCCTACGGGTCGCTGCAGGGCGGGAGCTTGGGGCGCCGCATTGACCCCGTGTTCAACTTCTTCGTGAAGCTGGGGGAAGGGCCGACGGCGGCAGGCATCCGCGCATCGGCCGGGGCCACCGCGGGGGAAAGCATGGAAATGCAGCAGCAAGAGTTCGATCTCGACTGGCTGCGGCAGCTCATTGAAGCCGACGAGCGGCGCGAAAGGGAGCAATAACAGATGCCAAGCACTGTCTACATCAACACCGTCCTGGACGGCACCACGACCACCGTGCAGGGCGGCCCGATTCTGCTGGACATGGGGGGGATGCAGTCGTGGAGTTTTGGGCACCACTGGAATCAGTTGGCGGCAGACGGGCAGACCTTGGCCGCTACGCTCACGTGGGAGATCACCAGCGACCCGCAGGTGCGCGGCGACGTTCGCAACGGAACCACGAACGCGAATTGGATCACGATAAGCGGATCAACGTCGCCATCTCTGACCTACACGGACCCCACTTCCGGCGCTGGCGAGGAGATGGTGAACGGCAGCTTTTCCGGGTGGCTCGCGATTCGATGTTTGGCTACCCGGTCGAGCGGTTCCGGACGCTACGAGTCATTCTTCAACTACGTGTTGTAGGCGGGCCATGCCGTTTCAGAGCCAGTTCAGCGACCTATTTGGTGACCGGTTCCCGGACACGTTCGATAGCATCGGCGGGCTGCTGAACATCGCCTCTGGCGGCACCTACACCAATGCCTCGGGGGGGCGCTACCTGTGGGATCCGGTCAACGAAGTCCTGACCGGCCCCTACGCGGCTAATGAGCGCGCGACGTGCGTGATCAGCGGCGTTCGGCACATCCAGATAGAGACCGCTTCGACCAATTACATGGACGTGATGTCTGCATGGACGCTGGAGGCCGGCGTTGGTCGAACGGCGGGCCAGACAGACCCGTTGGGCGGTAGCACGGCATTCCTGATGGACACCGTTGGGGGCGGTTTCGGCGCCTACCTGACGCTCTCAGCGGCCTTCACGGCCAGCGCGACCATCAGCCCATCGATCTTCTTCAAGGCCGTCACGACGACCGGAACACTCAACTGGGACAACCAAGCGGGCTCGGCATTCGGCCGCTACACGATCGACGTCTCTGCGCTGTCTACGTCGGCCTGGACGCGGCTGCATCGCGATCACCCGGCCGTCACAGAGGTCAACCCGTGGGTGGCGGATGGGTCTGGCAATGCGGGAATGTTTTTTGGTGACCCGATCGAAACCTTTGACTTTTACGCGTGGTGGCCACAGCTCGAAGAGCGTCGGTTTGTCGGCAGTCCGATTGCTCCGTCCGCTTCACCTGTCGCGAGGGGTGCTGACTTGCTGCAGTACTCCGCGGTTCCGGATGTCATGCAAAGCGGGTCGTGGCAGCAGCGCGGCATCCCCTACCACGCAAGCTCCGATCTAGCGAACAGCACAACGTGCCGAATGGCGCACGCCACAGGTAGCAGCGAATACGCGGCGATCGCGAAGTCAGGCGGTGGCGCAGTGACTGCATCCCTGCAGGGCGCCGGTAACCTGTGTGCGCGTACGGTCACATGGGGTCGTTACGATCAGCTGTTGCACGTCAACGAGATGGCTACCAGCCGCCTGACTGTGAGTGGCTACGCCTCGGGCGATGGCGCCGACACGGACAGCGCGATCACCTGGACAGCCGGCACCCTCAACGTTGGAAGTCATCCCACGGTGCAGCAATACGACGGGCTAGTTGCAGCCCCGGAGGTCTACCCGTGACGCTGCAGATATTTCAGCGCAACCTTGAGGTTATCGATGACCTGAACTGGCCGGTTCTGCCTGTTGGCGGGCTGGAGATCGCCAGCATCGCGCAAGACAGCAGCGATTACCTACGGGTGCGGGCGGATGGCAAGTTCGGCTCCGTGTTCGTCGGAAACCCAAACGTGCCCTGGGACCTGCGTTTTCTGTATGGCGGGCGGCTCGATATTTGGCATGTGGCCAAGCACCTGACGCATCCGACAAACCACGTGTTTGCGGTGAAACCCTACAACCTAACGTTGCCGGCCCCCGCCATGACGCTGGCCCAGGCGAAGGCGGACTATCGAAGTATGTGGCCGCACTGGAGGATCGCGGGTACGAACCCGGCCGGGGAGCCGTTCAACAACGTGGCGAACTTGACGAACTACGGGCTGACCGGGGGAGATGTCCCGCTCAGCGTGACGCCCGGTAGCCCATGGACGCCGGGCGGGTTTGTGATCACCAGCGCCAAGCTGACCCTTCCCGCGATGTACGCGGGACTGTCGCCCGCGGATCTCGAGGCCGCATGAGGTAGGTATGCCGGACGAAATCATTCCCCCAAACCCCGCCCCCAAGCGCGACAGCTGGGGGCCGTTGAGCGGCATGCCTCCGTGGGCGTGGCTGATAGCCCTGATGACGGGCGGAGGGACCGTGCCCGGCTTCGTGGGCATGTTTGCGTCGGGCGATACAGACGCGCTCGGGCGCATTGAGTCGAAGCTCGACGCGCTAGACACCAAGGTCGGTAAGGAGCTTGCCGGCCTACATGACAAGGACCGCGTGCTGACGTCTAGCGTCAGCGGGCTACGCGATGGGCTGTCAGAGGTTCGGGGTATCTCCCGAGAGACAGCGAAGGATGTGGGCGACCTGGATCGGCGAATGGATGAGGCGGACGCGCGCCGCCGTCGCTGGGCTAGGCGACAGGAGGAGTAGATGATGCGTGTAAAGCTATGTCTGGTAGCGCTGCTGCTGCCATGTGGGTGCGGGCTGTGGGAGCAGGCAGCCCCGACGGTTGTGCCGCAGGGACTGCAGCTGATCGCCACCGTCTTGGAGCGACACATCCGCAACGCGGAAGGTCTGGACGACGTGCACGCAGTGGACTGCGATCCGCTGGAAATTGAGACCGACGACAAGGGCGGGTCTGGCATCAGGCTCGACTGCGTCTTTTGGCTGCCACCTCCCGGGGGCGCACGGTGAGCATTCTCCCCCCGTGGATGCCGATCGCGTGGAGCTATTACGGCTTGTCCGAAATCCCAGGCGCGAAGCACAACCGCACCGTGGTCGAGATGATTGCCGAGGTGGCGCCGTGGATGGCGCGCAAGCGTGGCGATGAAACCCCATGGTGCAGCGCGTTCGCAAACCTCTGCATGCGTGCGGTGGAAATCGATGGCACGGGCTCGGCGGCGGCGCGTAGCTGGCTCGAATGGGGCCGGGATGTGGAGTTGCAGCACGGCGCCGTGGCGGTGCTGAAGAGGCCGCCCAACCCCGGCAGCGGCCACGTGGCGTTTGTCGTGCACTATGGCGCCGACAGGCTGTTGCTGCTCGGCGGCAACCAGGGCAACCGCGTGCAATGTAGATGGTATCCGCGGGAGCGCCTGATCGGCTGTCGGTGGCCAGAGGACGGTGCCTAGGCTCCGCGCTCTGCATCGACGCTCCACCTGACGCGGTCCATGACGCGGTCACTGACGCGGTCACTGACGCGGGCAGTGACGCGCCGCCAGACGCGGGCCCTGATGCGGGCACTGACGCGGTCCCAGACGCGGGCCCCGACGCGGTCCATGACGCGGTCACTGACGCGGTACCCGACGCGGTCACTGACGCGGGCCCCGACGCGGTCCCTGATGCGGTACCCGACGCGTTCCCAGACGCGGTACCCGACGCGGTCACTGACGCGGGCACTGACGCGGGCAAGTCTCTTCATCATGGCAGCCTCCTGATGCGGTCACTGATGCGCCACCAGACGCGTTCCCAGACGCGGTCCTTGATGCGGTACCCGACGCGGGCCCAGACGCGCCACCAGACGCGGTCCATGACGCGGTCCCTGATGCGGTACCCGACGCGGGCATTGACGCGGTCCCAGACGCGGTACCCGACGCGGTCAAGTCTCTTCATCATGGCAGCCTCCTGACGCGGTCCCTGATGCGGGCAGTGACGCGCCGCCAGACGTGGTACCTGATGCGCCGCCAGACGCGGGCCCTGACGCGGTCCCCGACGCGGGCAGTGACGCGGGCAGTGACGCGGGCATTGACGCGGACACTGACGCTGGCATTGACGCGGTCAAGTCTCTTCATCATGGCAGCCTCCTGACGCGGTCCCAGACGTGGTACCAGACGCGGGCACTGACGCGGTCCCAGACGCGGGCCCCGACGCGGGCATTGACGCGGGCACTGACGCGGTCACTGACGTGGTACCAGACGCGGGCCCCGACGCGGTCAAGTCTCTTCATCATGGCAGCCTCCTGACGCGGCCACTGACGCGGGCATTGACGCGGTCCCAGACGTGGTCACTGACGCGGTCACTGACGCGGGCATTGACGCGGTCCCAGACGCGGCCCCAGACGCGGGCAGTGACGCGGGCACTGACGCGGGCCCTGACGCGGGCAGTGACGCGGGCCCCGACGCGGTCAAGTCTCTTCACTTGAGCATCCTTTCCAGCACGTACTTGTTGACCGCTGCGCCGCTTCTCTCGGCCCCTGTGGCATAGCGAATGGCCTGCGCGGCCTTGGGTGCCGTGCAATTGGTAGGTGGCTTGCACCACTTCCGTAGCTGAGCTTGCTGGCGATAGTCGGACAGTCCCAACCTCCGCCTCGTTTCGATGGTGCCAATGAGCTGCTGGGCCGCTGCGGCATCATAGCCGTTGACGTCGATGCCCTGCCTCTCTAGATAGTCGCGCTGCCTTCGGGATGGCTCCCTGCCGCCACCATGGCGCTTGGTCCACTCGGGCGACTTCTCCTTGAGCTTGAATGCCTTGAAGGGGTCGATGCGAATCGACCGACTCTTGACCTCGGCGGCGACCTTCGCCGCGCGCTCCATCTCGGACTGGGCCTCGGCCAGGACTCGCAGGATGTTGATCCGCTCGCCGCTGGCCTTCTGCTGCTTCTTCTTTGCCGCGGCCACCACAGGGTCGGAGTAGCGGCCACCAAGGATGTCCTCTGGACTGACGAGTTCGTGCTTGCTGTTGCCCACGAAGTCAAGGATTAGACAGTCAGGTTTCGCACTTGCGGCGATGGCCGCCCGACGCTCCTCCGGCGATGCCAGGTGGTCGACCGTGTTCTTGAGCACTCGCAACCCTCGTCCGACGCATTGCGCCACAAAGCAACGTGAGCTGCTGGGGCGAACCTGGCTGATGAGGCTCACCCGCGGCGCATCGAAGCCCTCGATGAGCACGGCGCAGTTGCTCAGATGCTGGAAGCGCCCTTGCTTGAAGTCGCGAATCATCATGTCACGCTCGACCTCTGGGGTCTTGCCGTGAATGCAGCGGGCTGATCCAGGCCGGAGTTCGTTCAGCTCGACAGCGGCTTGCTCTGCGCTCTTTACGCCCGGGAAGAAGTGAATACCCTGCCGCTCGCCACCACGCTTGGCGATCTCGTGGCACACCCCCTTGATGCCCTTGAGCATCTCCTCATCGAGGTCGCGGACCTGGAAGTCACCGGCCGTCCGCTTGACGTTGTCGAGGTTGACCTCGTCGACCCACACCCGTTCCACCACCGGCTCCACCAGCCAACCAGCCTCAATGGCCGGCAGGATGTCCAGCTTGTAGGCCACCGACTCAAACACCTTGCGCAGAGCCACCCCGTCGCCCCTGTCCGGCGTGGCAGTGACGCCCAGGACCTTGGCCTCTGGGAAGGCGTCGAGCACCTTCCGCCAGCTCTTAGCCACTGCACGGTGCGATTCATCAGCGATGATGAGATCGAACCCCATCTGCTGCAGCCGGCGCAGCCGCTTGGGCTGCATGGCGCTCTGCACCGAGGCCATCACGATGCGGGCGTTGTACGCACGCCGATCGGCCATCTCGACGTCCACCCACTCGCCACCCGACATGTGTGATAGGTGCTGCCGGCCCTGATTTACGAGCTCCTTTCGGTGGGCCAGCACGAGCACCGAGCCCTTCCATTTCGCGGCCATGTCACCGAACACCACCGACTTACCCGTACCGGTGGGCAACTGTAGCAGGGTGGACCTATGTTCGCGGAATGCCTCATGAATTCCGTCGATGGCCGCCTGCTGGTAGTCGCGTAGCTGCATGGCTATTTGTGGGACGGACCGATAATGCTGACCCAGACGCGGTCACTGTCTGACATCTCTCACTCCTCCGGGTACTGGGTTTTCTTGCCCCCGACGACGATCCACATCGGATCCTCGTCGAGCAGCGACTTGGGAGCGCTCTCAAGCACATGCTTGCCGACCCACCCCCGGGCCTCACAGCCCGTGCAGCCCTCGATGACGCCCTCCACTACCTTGCAGTACGGGCAGAGGCTGGTGGGCCTACTGCGCGCCACCTCGGCCGCCAGCGTGGCCAGCTCTTCGCCCCACTGGGCCATGCGGTCCGCCGGCACGGGGTGGCCGCAGCCGAGGAGGTTCCGCAGGGCCGCCCGCGTCGACCCCAAGGCCTGGGCTACTCGGTCGAAGTATTCCCTCACCTCGGCTATCTCGATGTCGAAGTCCTCCTCAAGCCGTAGCCCGAACGTGACGAGCGTCCCCTCCCTGGTTGGGCGCGGATCAGTGTCATCCTTCGGCCCGTAGGTCGGTGGATCGGGCTGGGTGGGCGCTTCCCTGGGGGGCTCGTCAGGGTGACGTCCGGGCGGTGGCTTGGGGGTTTCGGGGCGAATGGCCTTGCGGACCGTCTCCGGGGCCCAGCCCGTCTCCTTGGCCACCTCCCGGACGGCTTGGCCCTTGGGGGTGACCGGCCGACCGGGGCCTTCTCGATGCGGGGCAGGCTCGGCAGCGATGCGGGCGGCCCGAATCCGGACGAGCTCGGCGAGGTCTTCTTTCTGGACGGTGGGTTCATGGCGACGATGAGCGTTCTCCACCCTGCGAATCTTCTCCACCACATCTCCCGCTCTCAGCTCGGCCTTGATATGCGT